AAGAGACAGTTTTGGGGCAGACATTCTTCCCGCCCCTGAACCAGCCGAAAAAGATCCTCCGCCTGTTTTGACGCTTCCACTGTTTAAAGCTTTAAGTGCCACTCCTCCGCCTAAAAGCGCTATACCAGCCAAAAGGAAAAGAGGATTAAGCGTCATAGCTCCAATTGCAACCAGAGCAATGCCTGCTAGTAATAGAGCTGTTGAAACCCACTGCTCAACTTTATCGAGTTGGAGCACCTCAACCCAGCTTTTCATTTCATTGTCATTAGATGCAGCCATTGCGGTTCCTGCAATAAACAGCCCAATTCCAGCTATTAGCAGTGCGATACCTATTGCTTGCATACCTGGAACTAAAATCAAAACGAGGCCAATTATCGCAATATAAGGAGATATTTCTACCATTGCTGCAGATAAGGCCGAAACAATGGTATCAATTAATGATTCTCCGCCATCCATGTCCATTTTCCCTAATGCAAATATCGCAATACCAAGAACAATTAACCCTATTCCAAGGGGAATTTGTCCTGCAACCAAGAGCACAATGCCAATTATGGCGATCCATGGCCCAATAGCTTCTGCCGCCTCTTGTAACCTTGTGATAATGTTTTGCACAAAGTCCCCTTCATCTCCAGCGGCTTTGCCTGCCGACCATAGAGCCGCACCAAGGATAATGAAAGCAACGCCCATTAGAATATTTCCCATAATAACAAGCAGCACACCAAGCACTGCAATTAGAGGCCCAATCACTACTGCCGCCTCAGAAAGTCTTGTTTTTATGTTTTCAATAAAGTCCCCTTCATCTCCAGCGGCTTTGCCGACGGCCCAAAGAGCTGCTCCAGCGATAATAAACGCCACACCAAGTAGGATGTGCCCAGTGATAACAAGAAAAACACCTAAAACGGCAATTAAGGGGCCAATAACTGCAGCTGCCTCCGAAAGTCGTGTGATAATATTTTGCACAAAGTCCCCTTCATCTCCCGATGCTGTTCCAACGGCCCAAATGGTTGCTCCTAAAATGATAAGCGCTATGCCGAGAAGAATGTGGCCTGTCACAACCAGAAGCACACCTATTACAGCGACAAGCGGGCCAATAATGGAAAGAGCTTCCCCGAGACCTCCTTGTAATAGCGTCTTTATGGCTTCAGGATTGGATGTAATCGCGTCTGCAATCGCCAACGCACCAGCTACCATTAATGCAAGGCCGATAGGAATACTTGCACCCGTAAACACGAGGATTGCGCCAAGAGCAAGCAGAGCCGCACCAGTAAGCAATTCTAGAATGGAGGACAGCGCATCCTGAATCTTATTTTTTACAATAGAAAAATCTGGCTCAATAGGGTCTTCCAATTTATCCTCTTTTTTGTTCTCTTCTTTTCCCTTATCGCCTCCAGCAAGTTGGTTAATTTCATCAAAAGAAGCAAGGGACTTTTCTGCTTTCTCTGCGGCCTCCCCAGTCCCTTCGATAGCCTCTGTTTCCTCATACAAGTTTTCAGCGGAATCAGCCGCTTTTTCTGCTGTTGTTCCAAAAAGCGCAGCGGTAAAACGCGCCGCCATAGCAATAATTCTGGCTAGTATATCGACAAACTTGGTAAACGCTGGTATAATGACCTCAATCAATGGCTGGGCAAGCGTTAAAAGAGCGCCTTTCAATCGGGCAATAGCCGCCCGCGCCTCATCGTTCGTCTTAATGACCTTGCCCATCCACTCGCGGAACTTTGCAAGAGCCTGTGTGATAATCGTGAAAACAAGTGCGCTCCTGATAACTTCACGTAGGCGCATGGAAAATTTGGCTGCACTTTTCTGCGCACGATCTACTGATTTTGCCATTTTGTTTGTATCTGGAACAGTCCGAGAGACTTGTTGATAGATGCCACCGGCTTCTACTTTTGCCTGGTTTAGCTTACTCTCCAATCCAGAAATTTTAGAGTTATAAGAAGATAATGCTCTATCTGCCTGTTTCCACTCTTTCTCAATAGCGTCAACCTCTTCCTTCTGTTGCTTCAATGCCTCATTCACACGATCCTTATCTGAATAAGCGCGCAAATAATCATCTGGTGATGCTCCAGGTGACATAGCAGCATTGATGGCGCTTTGTTCCTCTTTCAGCATGGAAAGCCGTTTTTGGGCCTCTTGCAGTTTTGTATTTACTGAATTAAGATTTTCTTCCAGAGGAAGTTTTCCGTGGTTTTTTGACGCAAGCTGATTTTCAAGCGATTGAATCTTCTTGTTGATCCGGTTCAATTTCTGCTGTGCATTTTTATCATCAATATCAGTGTCGATGATAATGGAACCGTCAGCGGACATACGAATCACCACCTTAAGGAGGGAATTTAAATGGACGAATATAAGAAAATTGTCATTACTCGGGAAAAATCCCCATGGGGGAGCGCTGTTGACTTCACTGTATTTTTAGACGGGAAGATGGTTGGGATTTTGCGAAATGGGGCAACCATCTCTGCCTACGCCCAAGACGGGCCGCATACGCTTTCATTCCAAAAAGGGCGGAAAATTGACTGTTCTCTTTCAATCCTTATATCACCGGAAGATACAGCAAAAGTTGTAAATACTGCAATATCCGGTTCCCATCTTGTAATTGAAAGTGAGCATACAACAGATACTCCTGAAGCTGCCGTGTTCGACAATGAAAATAACCCGAAAAGCCGTGAGAGAAGAATTAAAAACAATATCGTATTTGCAGTGGTAATTATTGTTGCTGTGCTTGCCGCTGTATCTCTTACTTTTGGGGGCCGCTCTGATAGTCTGTCAAACGATGGCCATAGTCCAAGCCAATCAACTACTACACCCACGCAGCCATCCAATAATTTAGATCAGAACATCCAGCCGGAGGAAATCACCATCTCAGCCAACAGCTTGTGGGAGGCATATAAGGAGAATGCAGTGAATGCCGATGCGCTGTATAAGGATAAAATCTTAGTTGTGACTGGCACAATTCAAAACATCGGGCAGGATGTTTTAACAAAAGCACCGTGCATTTCTCTCGAAACGAATGACGGTTATGGTCTTTATCCTATCCAGTGTTTTTTTCCGAAGGACGGAGACCAGACAGATTTGATTGCACAATTGAAGGACGGGGACTATATTACCATTGCTGGTGAGTGCGATGGCATTCCTATCGCTCAAGTTCAGCTGACAAAATGCACGATACGATAAAATCATAACCGCCCCTCCGGGGGCGGTTTCATTTTGCGCCCGTCCAGAGGTTTACAAGGTCGTTTTCCGCCTTGCTGTAAGTCTGCTTGATGTCGATGATGTCTCGGTTCTTCCTGTAAAATTCCCTATCCGATTTGTCCAGCGCCTTGCCCTTGGCTTTCTTGTCTCTTATGCGTACAATCTGTGCAAACAGGCAATCTCCGATTTCTGAGTATGCAGACAGGATCGTCCACCAGTGGATTCCGCCTGTATTCGTTTCAACATCATACTCCACGGCGCGAGCTTCATATCCCAATACCCGATTGACAGGTGCAATGATTCGCGGATAGTCCATTTTCCAATCTACCAGTTTAGGGCCCTTTTGCTCCTTTGGATCCTCTCCACCGTTAATAAAACGAAAGCATTCTTTTATTGCCGCATCGTAATCCGTCAGGCCATTAAAGTCCACATAGAAGATCTGGAGCACATCAAGGGCACGGTCCTCCTCATTAGAATCCGGGTCATTCATTGCTTCGAAGATATCCAGTATGACCCGATAGTCATATCGAATTTCAAATGCTTCTCCGTTTATTTCTACACTCTTTGGAAGGCCGTACCCCATGCCGTGCTCCTTTCTTATTTTTTCTGGTATTTTTGGTATTTTGCCGTGTATTTGCTCACACGGGGATCGGTTAGCTTCTTTTCGCGAGTAAATGTGGTGTCAATTTCGTCCATAATGGCCATCATGAGGTTGCACCAAACCGGCAGGCCATTGGCGATGGCGTAGACGTTCATCCCGCCGAACACCGCCTCACTGACGGAAGCCTCGAATACGCCGTCAATAATACCGCGCATCTCTGCGTCTCGTTCTCTGGCGAACTCGAAAATCTCCTTCTTGTCCGCCATCTTCTCAATCTGGGCCTTGTAGCTCTCCTGTTTCTTGTCCAAATCCTCAAAGGCGGAATACAGCCGCTCCACAAAATTGCTGTCGGTGGGGTTAAAAGAGACCTCGCACTTGCCGTTCAAGGCGTATGTAACGAGCCCGGAGTCAAAGTTCAGTTCTTTCATCATTCGTCACCATCTGCAGTAAAAGTCACTGTTTTGCCAGAAATAGCCGCCGTTCCGGTTGTACGAGTGCCGCCGTAGGTCACATCGATAGGCATCCCAATAGAGCCGCCGCCCTCGCCGCCGAGACCGGAAGGAAGAACAGAGCAGGCAGAAAAACGCTCGGCAAAAACTGCAGTGCCTGCTGTCCCTGCATAAAGGTGGACAATCAGCATGTCCTGGTTAAGCAATGCATTGACGTTGTTGTCCTTGATAGCCAAATTCCAGATTTTCTGTTGGGCCTTGTCTGCTCCGTCCAGCTCGCAAGGGTCGAAGGTCTGGGTGCGGGTGGCCTTTTTTCCCGTAGTATAGGTATCTCCAAAGATGTCCACCTTAGTTTCCGTTTGCCAATCGAACTCAATAGAGCTGTCCTCCACCCGCTTGCCGACGGGGGACCATTCAGGCGTCTCTTCAGGCGTGGTTGTTGCAGTATTTAGGTATGCAATTAGCAGTTCGCGGGCTACGGTTTGCCCTGCTGTGGTGTTAAATGTCAGATCAGATTCAGGCATTTTTCTACTCCTTTCAAACGCCGACTTCATAGGTCAGCTTCATCAAAATTTGGTAGTCCTCATATCCATCTTCGTAAGCTGCGAACTTAGAGGACTGCGTTGTTGGCTCCACTCGGAGCGCCCGGATTTCCTCTCCCAAATCAGGGAGATTTTTTCTTGCCCAGTCGCCGAAGTGGTTCAGTAGCTCGTCCGCCTCCAAGCGTTTGTCGTTGCTCTCGCCAGGCTTTATGCGATAAATCAGTTTGAATTGGTACTCCGCCTGATATCCACCCAGGATGAATCGCTTTGTTATATAGGTTCCTTGGATGGTGGAGAGGGCCATAGCGGTTTCGTCGCCTGTTTTTTTGTCAATGTTCAAAAACTCGTACCGGATCAACGATACCGGGCTTTCTGGAAAAGTATTGACCCAAATCGACATAGAACGAGAGATTTTATCTACTTCCTCGGCTACCACCAACATGCGGGGCTTTTCGTTCTTAGAGTTCACGTTTCACCGCCTTATCTGCCGTCCGAATCCATTTCTCCAAATTTGCGGCCTTGCTGGCTTCGAACCAGTGGGATTGGGCTTGTGTGTGCATCGCCTTGTTAAATACAAGATTTTTGTCTGTCAGGACTTTGGTTGTGCCCTTTCTTGCATAGCTGCTGCCTGTTTCCGGATCAACCATCAATTTCCCATAGTAGAGATAGCGGGCATATGGACCGGGGTAGATAATCTTGGAACCATCTACTCTTGTCCGTGTATCAAGGGAACCGGTCAGGAACGGGACATAGGGGGAGGTATCCTTCTGCACTTGAATGGCAACAGTGTGTTCCGCCTTCTCGGATGCATTTGCCAGACGATCCGGGAGAGAACCCAGCCCCTCGGTGTGGACACTGAATTTCAGCATCAATTACACCCCACTTCAAAATGGGCCATCTCCCCGCCGAAATCCTTTTCGTCTACCTTTGTGATGTCGTACACATCGTTATACATAGACTCAATCTTCTGCACACTCCAGTCTGGGTGTACAGCCCTTCCTTTAACTACAAAGCAGTTTTGGTTTTTTACAGAAAGTGTCCAGTATCCGCTTTTGTCATCCATGCGCCAGAAAGTCAGCGGGTCAATATACTCTCTCTTTTTTCCCGTCACACCGTCCACTGCTTCCACGGAAAATGGGATGTAAAGATTGACTGCATCCGCGCCTTCCAAGCCACTCCGGGTTACATTTCTGCCTTTGGATGCATCGAACAAAACGCCATTTAGAACGGTAATGTGATTGACCGTAACATCTTCGAATGTGGACAAATCAGTTTCGGTGTAGACGCTATAGATCGTCACCACATGGGGGAACATATCCACAGCAGCACCCCCTTCCGCGGTAGAGAAGGCCAGTGCCGGCCAAATACTGCTGGGCAATAGCCGTAAGGGCAGATTGTGCCGCTTGCACGGAGGACAATGCCTGCTGTGCGCTGTCCCCGCCGCTCCGGTAGGTCTTTGACCAGCTTCCCACCGTCTGACTTTGTAGTTCTCCGTTGTTTTCCAAAGATGAGGTAATGGATTTCTGCGCCAGGGCCTTGGCAGTATCAATGTACTGGTACTGTTCCGCGATAGCACAGCAGCACATTTTCAGCGCGTCCAACTCTGCGTTTTTGGCCGCCCTTCCCTGCGTGTAGTAATCCAAAAATGCACTTGCACGCAGGGAAAGCCGTGAAAAATCGTTGTATTCAATGGCTGTACCAAGATATGTATTTGCGTAATATTCAAAATCTGCGTAAGCCATCAGGTGGTCTCCTTATGCGGTGGTTTTGTTCACAGTCACGGTATATACCTTCTGAGCCGTTCCATTTTTCACAGTGATGGTCACGGTGTTTGCCCCATCAACCCAGGTTGCAGCCGTACCGTTGTCAATAGGCGTCTCTCCATTCAGGATGGTAACGGTCGCGCCATCATCCTCCGGTGTGGCGGTCACTGTGTTTGTTGCGTTTGTGGTTGTGGCTGTGTACTCCGTCGTGTCCGGGTCAAACGTCGGAGTAAGTGTCAGCGCGCCAATCGTCAGCCCCGAGAGGCGCGCTGTTAACCCCCCGCCGGTGCGTAAACAGCAAATGGGAAAGCGTTTTCCAGCCCGGCGTTGTAAGCATTGATGGGGTTGGGGATCTCCCATCCAAGACGCATAACGGCTCTGAGGGCTACCATGTCGTTCTGCATCAGGTTATATAGGATATTTCCCGTAGTGGGGTCCTGTACTACGCCACTGTCGAAAATCTTGAAGGTCATATCCTGCCGAATGGCGTAGACCAGCTGGCTCCAGTCGCCCACGATGGCAAGGGACTCCTCCGGGTCGTAAGCGCCGTTCACAGGGAAGTACATAGACATACCATCCAGCGCATAGCGGGTGTCGCCCTGCATGTCGGTCTTGAAGATAGGCTGTCCGTTTTTGTCCACAAGGCCGCGCAGCTTGGCCCGCATCTGAATGGCGGCCATCACACCGTTGGGAATATATCCGCTCTCCTCCACCTTTGCGATCACGCCGCCCTCGCCCATGATGTCCTTGAAAATATCGCTGGTAGCGGTCACAACAGCGCTTGCAGTAGTAGCAGAAGGAACTAGGCCATCACGCCAGGATGTGGGCTTGTCTGTACCATAGAGAATGGCGGCGTCAATAACCTTTCCGAATGCCTCTTGGAGGCGGGGCCGCACCTCGCCCCAAATGTCGTAGTCGGAATCGTCCAGCACTGCCTCTGGGATGGGCACGATTACGGCGATCTCCTCGGCGTAAATTTTCTTCTTGTCCCACGCCATGTTGGTGGTCTTCTTCAGAGATGCCTTAGAGTCTGCTGTTCCGGTAGTAGCCTCACCGTTTACAAAATAGGCGGTAGGCAGTGCGTCCAGCACATTAAGGGTCTGCGTCTTGCTGGTCATGTTGGGCAGTCGGCGGGCCATCCGCAGCACGGCGGATTCCGTCACAGCTCCTTGGATAATCTCACGGGTCACAGGCTCGGGGATAAGCCCGGAAAGTTTACTTCTGTCAATAATATCAACAGCCATTTAGGTTCTCCTTTCATTTCAGTGCGCCCCGGATAAGGGCGTTCATCACGTCGTTTTCTCCTGTTTTCTTGCTGCCGCCGCCCACAGGGGCGGTCCAATCGAAGGTAGTCTTCTTTCGGTCAGCAGTAAGCGCATCCACGGCCTGCTCAAAGGTGGTTTTGTCATCCACCATCTTTGCGGCTTTGAATGCAATGAACTCGGCCTCTTCGCCTGTAATGCCTTTCTTCAAGACATACAGCTCACGCTTCAACTGGTCTCGTTCGCTTTCTGTAGAGGTCAGTTTCCCTGCAAGCGTGTCACGCTCTCCGGTCAGCTTGTCCCAGCGCTCTTTTTCACCGGCCTGTCCGTCTTTCCATGTGCGGAAAGCAGTCAGTTCATCCTCGCTGGGCATTCCCTTCATGGCTTTTGCAAGCCGTTTACCAATCAAGGTGTCAACCTCCGCCTGAGTGAAGGTCTTCTCAGGGGCGGGCTCCGGCGCAGGGTCCGGGGTAGGAGTAGGATTATTGATAGGTTCGCTCATTGTATTAACCTCCGTTTATTCATCACCCCGTCGGGTGCCGTTTAAGGCCCGTCGGCCATGAATTACTGAAAGATGCTTGCATTTTCTGTGTGGATGTGGTATATAATAAGCAAGAATAGAGTTGGTCGTAGCCCCCGAAACCCGCCTATGGCGGCTGGGCTGCGGTCGGCTCTATTTGTTTCTTTTCAGAATTTTAATGATTTCCCCATTTCTCAAAAGAACTATGGTATCAATAAATTTCGTATGTGTGGAACTGAACAGAAGTTCAGTCTGCCTTGTGATTTCCTTGTCATTCAGTGGGCAATCGGTAAGGTCGAAAATAAAGTTATCGGCCTGCGCTGATTTTTTAGCAACGACGTTATAAAATACATTTTTCCCTCCGCTTTTCAAGGATTTTAGGTCAAACCTTGATCCTCGGAACAGGTAATCCGGTGTAGACACCCCCTGTGGATCATTAACCCTCGGCACCATGTAAATCTCCCCGCCGAACTCTCGTTCAAGAAGTTCGGCAATTTCTTTTTCATGCGGGCTGTAATCCAGCACAACATTGTGTCCATCAACTTTATAAGTAACTCCATTGACCGTGTACTCCTGGAGATCCTGTACAGCATGGCTGCCAGGGGTTGCAGTCGCCTTCCACTTCTCTGTGACATCAGCGTAGTTCTTTTTAACCTGTGGAGGAACCTTTTGGATCGCCGTCTGTGTCGATGTATTATCTTTGTACAGTACACGCATCCGCTCCCGCTGCAACGGCAGCCCCGCCGCCTCGCTGAATGCCTTGTATTCCTTATTCAGCCGTCGGATACGGGCTGTTACCGTTTTGGCATCCTCTTCCAGCCCAGAAGCCTTATATGCGGCCTGCTCTCGCTTCAGCTTGCGGACAGTGCGCTCAATTTGGCGCTGCTTTTGTGTGGCCTCATAAGCCGTGTAATGCTTGCCCTGATAGGTCACGTCATGTCCGTCATCAATATGGGCAAGTTCTTCATCGGTGTAAGTGCGCTCAGACACGCCCTCCACCCACACATGTCGGATATGCCGACAGTTTGCACCCTCCAGTCCATCCACCAGTCCAAGCCCACACACCTCGTAGATGTCTGGGTAGATGTCCCCGGCTCTGGTGGAGTAGACCTTCCCCTGCCAGCTTTTGTGGTTCTGCCACAATACACCGGTGTCCCGTGCTCCAATGTGGGCTGACACTTCAAAGTATGGCGTCTCCAGATATTCTGCGCTCTGCTCTGTATATTTGGCGCAGAGCTGGGATACGCCCGTCATCACCGCACGGCGGGCCGCTACGTCAATATGGTCCCGGTGTCCGCTCTCATAATCCACAATCTTGATGCCGCTGTCTGCAAGCTGCTTCACGGCGCTCCGAATGGCCTGATTATAGGAGATTGCACCACTCATGACCTGCATCTCTGCATTGTCCAGAGCCCATTGATAGGCCCTAGCCGGATCCAGCATCGTCCGCCCATTGTCCACTAAAAAGCCCATGGAGCGGGTCAGGTTGCCGATCTCCCGCTGCGCCTGCGCCATGATGGCGGCAATGTCAGCAGCGCTTACCAGCGTCTCAGGGGCCGTTACACCCGCAAGGTCCATGACCTCTCGGTAATATTGTTGATTGCGCTCCACCACATCGTTCAGTAGCTTGTCCAGTTCCCGTTTGGAGATATTGGATGTGCGCTGGATGGCTTTTTCGATTTCCGCCAGACTGATACCGTGGGAACGAAGGACCTTGATGTCTTGTACGGTGACTTCGTTTAGCTGTTCGGCCAGATTCAACCGGGAGCATATTTCATCCAGCAGGGTGGTTTCCAGACTGCGATACAGCTCGGCCAGCTCTTCGGGAAGGGCATCCAGGACTTCGGGAGAGAATGGGTATTTCATTCAATCTCGTTCTCCCCTTCCGTTGTCATATCCTCCATCTTGGGCAATGCAGCCTTTGCTGTGGCTTCATCTTCATTCATCCATCGCATACGAAACTCCCAGTCGTTGAGAATACCAGCGCTCAACATCTGCATATCACGAGAAAAATTAGTCTGGTCATCTTCTATAATACTGTCATCAAAATCAACAGAAATTTCCACATTCTCATTCAGTCCGGCATTCATGGCCGTGTTGCCCAAGTGGAGAACAATCCGGCATAACTCAATCAAAACTTGCTCTAAGATAATTTCGTGCTTCTTGATCGTTCGGAACATTGTGGAGTTTTCGCTGATAACTTGGGTTGCCGTTGCCACACTGCCCTGGTCAAAGCGATAGTGGTTTTCCCCAAATCCGCATTTGCTGGACAACAGGTTAAGTTGGTCTTGTATGCCCGTGTTGTGCTCTGCCGTGCGGAGAGTCATATCAATTGGAGTGATGACTGCCCCGTCCTTAACATCCTCCGGCAACACATAGTAAGCCAAATCATCTGGGTCAAAAAACGGTTCTCCATCAAGGTCTTTTGTTGCAGAAGGCTTGACCATGATTCTTTTTTTCCCAAGAACAAACTCATTGACATAGCTGTCATAGGCTACATCCACGCCCTTCAGCACATCAATGGCGTTGGCATAGACAGAAATCCCAAGCGGAGAATCGTCGAAGTTATTTGCTATATTAGGACGGTCAATAACAAACTGTCGCCTGTTTGATCCCGTATGTACCACAGGAGGGACCAGCTCAAATCCCGGAACGTCGGACAAAGCCAGTTCTGCATCCACATTGTCGTTACGGTAATGATAGATGCGGTTCTCAATGTCGTACAGATCGTTGACCTTATGGTGGATTTGCAGGTAGCAGTATTGCTCACCGTTGACGGTGACGATGCTGTCAAAAGCACACTCGGTAATAATGCCGCTCTGCCACGCCAGCGGCCAGATATGCTCCACGGTCACATAGTCCATCACAATGCCACTTGCGCTGCCCGGAATGGGCCCGGTTTCCGTCGCCTCCATTCCAACCACACGCGGGATAAAAGCCACAGTTCCTAGTGCAAACGCCTTTTCCTGCATCTCGTTTGCTTTGACCAGGAAATTATTTTCGGTGAACACGCGGTCAATGAAGTCCTGTTCCCGCTGGCCCTCCAGGGTGATTTCCACCTTCTCGTTCATCAGGAGGTTTGCCCAATCCTCTGGGATTTTCTTCCCCATGTTGAGTGTGTACCGCTTGCATCGAACCATGCTCGTTCCGTTTCGCACCTTATACCTGTGGAAGCCCTTCACATCTCCCACATACCAGGACTTCCACTCCTGTACCTTCGTGTAGAACTCCTCCGGCACGGTGGAGTAACCAAGTTGTTTTAATTTTTCGGTAATGTTCATGCTGTTACTCCCATTCTGCGGAAGACTCGCTCCAAAGCGTACCGTGTGGCATCAATCAGGTGATTACTTTCATCTGGATACCCGCTGATGATTTCTCCATCCTTGTTCCGATCATACTCATAATTCACAAATTCGTCGTAAGCGTGAGGCGTCCTGTGGCGGTCAATGACAATCTTCCTGCGCTGGAGCCATTTCATTCCATATTCCACGCTTCCAGGACCCTTAATTGCTTCTTTGGCCGGAAGTCCAATCGACCTGAAGTCTGCCGCAGATTTCGGTTCCGCGCTGTCGCAGGTGATATAAGCATCCCTGTATCCGCGCTTCAATATCATGTTTCCACTGGCTTCGTTGGTCAGTTTGTTTTCGTAAATCTCATCGATAAAATAAATCGTCTCGTGTGCCCGGTCGTAGTGGAGCCGTATGAAGGCAAATGGATCTGGATACCAGCCCCAGTCCACTCCCTGATAAATCTTGTCGAAGGAATCCACCTCTTTATCTGTAATCTCCCGAAGTTCCAGATTATCAAAGACGTTCCCACCCGTCCCCACCGGAATCCCAAGATATTCGTGCTGATATGCTCGCTCATCCGTCTCTTTAAGGTGCTCGGCTTCAATCAGAAATTGTTCTCCAAGCCACTCCGGCGGAGCTTCCAGATATGTACTCTTGTGGCAAAGCCTGTCCGACCGTTCTTCTAGGCTGTCCTTGTTCGCCCAGTTGTCCCGGCTGATAGGCGGGTTGTAGCTCTCGAAGTTCCAGAACTTAGAGCCGCCGCGCATAGTGGATTGCAGGATGGTTCGTATCTCTGCCCGCCCAGCGAACTGGTCCTTCTCTTCGAAGTGGGTCACGGCGATATAGCCGAAAGGTACCTTAATGGACTTAATCTTCATAGGGTCATCAGCGCCCCGGAACATGATTTTTTGCCCTGTCGGTTTATAAATCAGTTCCATGGGCTGTACTTTAGCGTCCCAGTATGCCGCCATACCCAGTTCTCCGATGGCCCACAGGTATTGCGCATACACGCTGTCCCGAATGGTGTTTGCCACCTTGCGGAGCACTAAAGCATGGGTGTTCGGATTATTCAACAGGATAAGAGGCACCAGCAGAGATACACAGGATGATTTTAAAGATCCACGCCCACCGGATAAGTCATAATGTGTGTGCCCGTGCTGGAATACGTCACGGGCCAGCATGTGGAATGCAGGGCCGAGCACAGACGATAAGCGCACCTCAGACATCGATTATCACCTTAACTTCGTCCCCATCTCCTCCTTGGTCTCCAATCAGGTCAAAGAGCAGTTTTGCCGCCTTTGCATCCCCCTTGACCGCCTTAATAGTCAGCCCGGCAATAATAGCCATCTGGTTATCCACGTCCTCCGGGGCCACGCCATCCTTGGCCAGCTTGTTCCATGCCCGCTTGTCCGAAACAGGCAGAGATAGGTATAGCTCTGCGGCCTCTTTCAGGCTCTTTTTGCGTCGGCGGGATTCGCCGGATGCACGGCCACCCTCACGCCCCAGTTCTCTAGCTTCACTCTGGCTTCTCTGGTCCATCGGAATAAGATTCTGTTCATTCGGCATATCACCACCTCTCGGTCAAAAATCCAAATGTTTTTCTTGCCCGCCCCCGTCTCCTGCAACTGCGGGGCGGCATATTTGAGCGGGTGAGGATCTGCACCTCACATGACCTAATCAGTCGAGACGAGCGCAAGCGCCCGTATGGCCTTACTCGGTAAGCGTCTACCTATTCCGCCACCGCTCATATCACAGATCGCCTCCGTCGGGAGGCGCGGTAGGAAAAAAGAAAAGAGGGAGAATGGAAAGGCGTAGGAGTATTCAGGTCTATACTCTTACGCCTTAATCTTCTCATATATCCAGTTTGCTGTTCCTCAAAAATGAGGAATCCCTAAATTTTTCTGTGAGACGATAAAGGTTTAAGTACACAAGGGTAATCCGTCCTTCCAAGCAGATAATCCGTAGACACTTCAAAGTAGTCTGCTATCGCTTCCAGGGCATCGGCTCCAGGCTTTATCTCCCCAAGTTCATACCTTCTGATCTGGTCGGACGATATCCCGCACAAATCGGATAGCTTATAACGACTTAACCTGTTTCTCTCCCGCATCCTTCTCAACCGTTCCGGGAGCTTGTACATCGCATCGCCTCCCTCGCCTGCTGAACACTAACAAAAGTCTGCACCCACTCGACGCGGGCCGTCTGCACCCTGACCTGTACAAGCCAGTCTGCGCCCCACACAGGGGCCGCCTTGAGCGTCCTGACGGTCACGGATTGGTTATCCAGTGTCCGCGTCAGGGTAATTGATTTATGGGCTTGCAGGGCGGCAGAAAGGGCCTGTAAGTCCTTGTCACTCAGCAGGATAAGCCTCACCGCCCATGATGGATTCATATCTATTGGCTAATTTCCCGTCCGCATAGTCAGCGTCTGCCCCGTCCATCAGGACACCGTACTCGTTAATAACGGCCTCCATAGCGTCACGAAATCTGGAAATCCGCTCCCGCCCGAATCCAAATTGATCATTCAGGGCGATGGCTGATGCTTGGTAGATTGTCGTTATGCAGCGGTTCACCAACACCGATTTTTGACGCTGTGTCACAGCTCCTTTAGCTGCCATCATTTTAGCGGCATAGGCATTACGGCGCATTGCTTCCGCCCTCCCCGTCGTGGATGGAGCCGATGACTTCCCAATTCCCACCGTGGATGCAATAGCCACTTGTGTATGGTTCTCCAAAAGAATCATTTTCTATATCATCTTCCCATACAACTGGTTCGTCATAAACGTTATGCTTTCCGTAGTAAGCGGTTTCTCGTCTTACAATATCCCCCTCGAAAATCTTCATGCCGTTCTTGTCGGTCAGTCCGGTGTACTTGCAGACCGTGGAGGGGTCAACCTCAACGAAGCCACCAATGGCTATAGTTTGATACTCAAAACTGATATATTCGGACTCTGGGAGGATGTAGGCTTGTCCTGTCTTTGTTTTGACAAGATATCCTTCTACCCACTCCCCATTATCCAGCCTCTTGGCTTTGAAAAGGATTTCTCTATCCATCTTTGCTTTCCTCCTCCATTTCTAGGGCGAACAATACCCGCGTGGCAGCGTGCGCAATGTGGTCATTTGAGGTGTCCCCGGCCATCCATGCAAACAGATGTGTGATAGCACGACCTACATGCTCCTTTACAGGTATGAGCTTGTAATTGTTTTCGGGGTAGTGATGGATTGTATCAGCCTCATAGCGCACTTTGGATACGGCCAGTATGGCGCGGGGAGGCAGCCATTCGCTTTTATAGGGTCGGTGGTGCTGCTGGCCGCCCTGAGCATTTGTGGTGATTCTCCCGGTACTGGAAAGCGCCGTCCCATCGCTCCACCTTTCGCACGAATTGTCCGAATACATCTCATCCCTAACGTGGTCGCTTGTCGGGTTGCAGCAGGTATCCGTTGTAGGCTCAAAGTGTTCGCATGTCAGACAGGTTTTGGTCATTGGGCACCTCCGCAAATATCGGATAGCTTGACGGATTGGCCGGGCTTAATACTAGGGAACAAGTCCTCGTTGATATACAGATGGTCAAAAACGAGGTTACTGTATGGCTCTGTCAATGCTTTGCTGTAGCGCTTGATGGCCCCATCCCGCCCAAATACTCGGTTGACTGCTTTTGCATCCTCCATCTCCTGCTGGGTGAAGCGGGACTTGCGGATGATGCTGTCGGGGTGGTTGATAATATAACAGAGTACATTGATTCCTGTATTAAGGATCTGGCCTTCCTCGTCAACAACACACCGTTTGAACTGTCCATATGGAGTATCAGCGGTAAACACTTCTCCCACCTCAACCCCCAGCACCTCGCAAATTCTCGGCTTGTCCATGTTGGCCTCCTCCGATTGCACGCGTGTATTTTCGATTGCACGCGTGCGTTTTTCGTGCGTTTTCGTGTGTTCTTCCACAGCGTTGGCCGTGTTGGCCTCCTCCTTTTTTGCGAGTTTGGAATCAATAAATTCCGCCATATCTTTTTGCTGTTTGGCCATCTTCCGTTGCTTATAATCCGGCTTACCTGCCTTGCACTCAGTACATGAGAGTCCCTCATAAGGGCCGCAGCCTCCGTCGCGATAGCATTGCATAGTGGTCTCCTTCTTATTTTCATCTTTGCTATCAAAATGTGTAAGTATAGTTCTATTTTTGTTCGTGGGCGGGCTTTTTGTTCTTTTTCATGTGTTCTCTAAAAATCTCATCAAGAGCCTTTATATCGTCAGGGGGCATCTCAATTTTCCCCTCCCAGTCGCAAGAGGGGCAATAGAAGATATCTCCACTCCCTCCGTTCCCGCAAATCCCGCCGCAGTTGGGGCACTCAGCGTCGGCAAATATTAGATTATTCATGGGCGGCCTCCTCAAAATATCGCTCCCACTGTTCTGTTGTGGAGTCTGTATAATTCAAATCGATTTCATCATCCCATTCAATCCTCGGACCGACTTTTTCATTGGCAAAGTGGGCAACGCAACTGACAGAAACCCCATCAAGAGCATCATCACTGATAAGCCGCTTAATTTCATTCAGCGACAGATCTTCCTCTAAGTCACACACATATACCGTCATCTTGTAAAGTTGTGCCATGTCAGTCCTCCTTATCCATGCGAGCGCCGCAGTTGGGGCAGTAGCTTGATTTGCAAATACCCCGGTTGTCAATCATCAAGCCCCATTCACCACATCTGGAACAGGCCCAGCCATTCGGATACTTGAAAAACCATCTCCCGTGCCGCACCTCCGCAACGTCGGCTGCAGGAATCGCGTCTATTAGCCGCGTCGTTAAACTCGCTTTGATATGAGCCTGTCTGGCAGCTTCTCTTTCTATGTATTCAACCATTCTTTATTCCCTCCAGTGCGGCCTCAGCCTCAGCGCGGGTCAGGAAGACGGTTTTCCCGAAAACATCATTCCAGTAATAGGGCAAGCCGCTACCCATGACCCAGACTTTCCATCTTGGCCTTGGTGTAAATGGTTCCCACATTGCATCGCATACGGTTTCCTCACGGATTTCTCCGGAAAATATCCTAAAAATATGCTGATGCAGTCTGACGGGAGGAATCCCGCACCGCCCCTCATCGTCAGCCTGTTTGAGTTCGCGGAGGCGGTCAAGGTCGTACTCATCCCCAAGGATGTCCTCGATGGCGGCGAGGCGTAAGGAGATGTTTTTCAGGATTTCATTAAATTCTGGTTCTCCTTGATGTCTTGCAATATCAAGAATGTTATAAGCCCCAGCCGGGTCACTTGGCACAAGGAAAAGGGTTTCTTCCCAATCCTCCATGCCAAAATCTGCGATATGTGTCAATCTTTCCATAGTCACCCCTCCTCTGGGCCGCGCCACAGCGGGCAATTGGCTCTTACGGTATCGCCCGGTATAGGCCTATACTTGCAATCCTTGTCTGCACAGGTGTTGCAATTGGGTTTTGACGCTAAGTCATCGTGATACATGCGGTAACTGTCGAGCTGATGCTTGACCTGTTCCAGCTCCTCCAACGCGGTATGCAGCTGCCGTTGGAAGTCATTTGCAATATCGGTCATGGCTTCTTCCTGGCGTTTTCTCACTTCCAGTTCCAGTCCAAGCCGCTCCAGATCGGCCCGCAGCTTCTCGTTTTCGGCCAGCAGGGCGGTGAGGGCAGCGGCGGCATCTCCAGCCATACGGCTGTAATCATTCAGGCAGTATCGATCTGCCCTTCGCAGCTCTTTAGTCAGATCTTCGTAGTCCATCAGGGTTCCTCCTCTCCCTCCGGCGGGCGGCTCTCAAAATAGAACACTACAGGGCGCGGCGTAGGCGTTACCAGCCCAAACCGTACAGCGTTTCGATATGTGACGCTATCGCGTTCCAGTACGTCGGGCATACGTTCCAATGCGGCGCGGAATTTCTCAAGCGTGAGCGTACTTTTGTAGTGATTGCATGACCTACAGGCGGGGAGATAATTAGCCATGTCATCAGCTCCACCGTTATACAAAGGAGCAAGATGGTCAACTTGCATTTGCTGTATGGTAATTTCGCACCCACAGTAGGCACAGCGTCCGGCTGTTTTGTCGTAGATTCTCTGGCGTTCCTGTTTGCTCAGTCTGCGGCGATTCATATCTCTCCCTCCGGCGGGCGGCCTGTTGCAGGGCAATATGTACAAGGTTTTCCATCCAGGCTTGATGGAGGGTTATACACGCACAGGTCGCACGGGTATGTGGCCTCGTTCGGCTGGGTGAGGGTGGGCATTTTATACCACGGCTGGAAATTTTGAATTTTCTTCAGCAAGGTTTCTGGATGCCCGTCGAAACAGATTGCCCGGTCATCAATGTAAGCGACAGCGGGCGGCTTTTCCTTGCAAACTTTGTCTATGTACTCTCGCAGCCCATTGTCATATAACCATGCCTCGATTGCTCCATGTCCTTTTATAGTTGCGCACCTTGTGGATACCACCACAACTTCATACCCTGCATCATGAATTTCTTTCAGGGCCTCACGGATACCCGGAACCGGCGGGTCTGGAATAGTATCTTCTCCCTGCCATCCGCTTGTATAGGAATGAATTACTCCATCAAAATCAAATACTACGGTTCTTGCCATCTTTCAGAGCCTCCCTTCCCTCCAATAAATCGACCATTTCAGACAGATCCATTTCTCTGCGAGCAATTCGGAGTGTCTGTAAATCTTCCAGGCCGTATTTGTCCCGAAATGGGATACACAGATCACATATTGCCTTTTTGGTCAGCCGCTTTTCGTCAATCAGTTTTTGATACGCATCTTGTAGTTCCGCAATTTCACGCATTATGCTCATACAGCACCTCCAGTCTCTTCATCAGTTCTACCCATGCCACTGCGACGCGGGGAGTGCCACACCAAGGACAATAGAGCCCGGCTGGTGGAGCAAATGAGGCTGTCTTGCACATCTTACACCCAGGCCACAGCCGCTCAAGCGTCGTTTTGTCCATGGGTGGCCTCCAATGCTCCAAAATCGCTCGGCATAAACTCATATCCTGCATATGTATCATTGTGGCTGTTAGCATTGCAACCATCTCCATTTTGCAAATTCTGATAATGGACAGTGCCGTTGCTATCAACCCATAAACCATCGTGCATATCAGATCCAACTTTATGTATCTTTCCAGTGCTCTTATCCCGCACATACAAATCAATCAGGCTCATTCCATCCCCTCCAGCAGCTCCAGCTCCTCCGCGCTCAGAATGTCAAGAGCACTTTGGGGCCACTTAGTGCTTGCGCACCATCCAGGGGTCTCGTGCTTCATGCGGTAGCAATCAATAATTTCCCCATCAATGTCAAGTTCAGGAACGGCCCATGTAGAGGAAAGATATGTATACTCATTCATCACCGGCTTTTCATTCTCGTAGATTGTTCCGCCAGTGTATTCCCAATCGCCCCGAAGTCCGGCAGAGGCACATTCCGGTTTTCTCTCCCTAATCAGTTTGGCCGCCTTATCCCAATCAAAAACCATCATTTCTTTTCCACGGTTGGCCTCTCCCATGGCAAATGCCGCCCAAGTGTTCATATCGTTTCCTCCAATTTCTTCAATTCACTTTCGCTCAGAATCGGTGCGCGGGTGTTCCAGGCGCGCCGGGCTTTCTTTGTTTGCTCTGTATCCGCAAATCCTTCAGAGTAAACGATTTTGCCTTGCCAGCCGCAATCATCACACTGATACCAGACCTCATTGTATCTGTACCAATCAACAACATTGTCCCCGCCGCATCCCGGGCACGGCAGCAGCACCCCCGCGTCCGTCAGGCGCTGCGCCGCCTCTTCCGACCCGAGCAGGGCTAATTTGATGTCATCCATTTAGTTAACTCCCCCATATGCACACCATAGAAGGGAACGGTGCGCTGTTCTTTGCCCCGCCGAACTTCAACCTTCCCGGCAGAAACCGGATCTCGGCCCGGCGGTAAATCCACCTGTGGAACCATCTGGTATCCGTCCTCGCTGGCAGCAACATAACCACTGTGGCCCCAGACAAGGCGCTCCGAGCTGCTTTTTGTACCCAAGCACCCACGCCCCTGCCATAGGGTGGATTGCACCAGCAGCGTCCATACCAGGGCTGGGACAGCCCATCTATCTCCGGTGTATAGTATGCGGCGCATTTCGTGTTTTCCGGCAGGGCACAGACATCTAGGTTAAAATGGAACTCTTTGTCCAGTTCATCAAACAAATCCTGCGGAGTCTCCCACAGGTCGCTTTTGCTGGAAAACATTAACTCGGTGTTCATCTGCCCCTCCTTGGCTGTCCGGGCGGAATCCCGTATTTTTTACGGCATTGGAACACTGTAAATATGCTAAATCCAAGCGCCTTGGATATTGCGGGATCGCTCCATCCCTGGCCCGCTAATTTGCGGACTTCATCACGATTTATCTTTTCCTTAGGGCCTCTGCGCTTCTGCCGCATCACGTACCCTGCGCGGTCTATCGACACATATTCCACGCCGTCTCTCGGCACTGTGGACTTGACGGTGCATTTCTCTCTCGGCGGGCAGATTTTAAGCCTGCTGCGGCGGTTATGCTCACTGTAACCACAGCGATAGCCATCTACCCCGTTTATATCCTTTACAGCGTCCACACACCCCTCGCATGGATGCTTACCCATCGCGGCTCACCTCCCAGGCGCGGTAGAGTGCAAACCAGTCCTCCGCCCGCATCGTCACCAGCCAGGGGCAGTTGTTCCGGCGGTGGGCCACAATTGGGATGACCCCCGAAGGAGCATCCCGGACTGCCTGCAGCATGACGTCCAGGATGTTCAGCCGCTCCACACGTTTGACTTCGATATGTACGCCTGGGAGGCCCACCACATCTGCGGCCTCCCCGCTCTGTCCGCAGTATTGGCTGGTCCGGCGGCACTCATAACCGTGCTCCCGGCATACCAGGGCCCACTCACGCTCCCCGCGCTTGCCCTTTTCTCTGCTCGCTTTACCCATTGGACTCCTCCAACGCCATGTTTCCGGACAGACTGTCGGCCAGGGCCTTTACATCTGGTGGGAGCATGGCATATTCTTTTTCGCTTTGCCTCTGGGCGCGGTAAGACCGCTGGAAGTGGCTGGCCGTCACCGACTGCACCGTATCCGGCGGCATCAGCGCCCAGGATTTCAGTGTCTCCGGGCTCCCCACCGCCCGGCGCACCTCCGGGGGGAGCTTTGCAAACTCCCGATCCGCGTGATAGCTGCTGTTCTGCACGGCCCGCCATACCATGTTCCAGGCCTCCAGCTCACCGAGCCCCTTCGGCTCTGTGATGCGGCGCAGATACGCCTTGACCGCCCCGATGTGAGGAGGAAAGCCCTTTTCATCAGAGGCGATCAAAGTCTTGACGGCGGCGGCTACCAGGGCTGGATCGTCCCCGGAAAACATATCCGTCCACAAATTCACCGTAGCTTCAGCCTCTTGGCGGGAAATATCCCGGTAAAACTGCGGATAAGCGCCCCGCAGAACCGCCATAATCCGCAAAACGTCACTGCGCTCCACTTTCGCTCTCCTCCCGCAGCATATCCATGAAGATATTTCCCCCGTTTTTGCCGGACGGGTTCCTTGCGGCTCCACGCTCCAGCCGGTCGAAGATAATGCCCTGCCAGTTGTTGGCCATACACTCCCCGATGAGGTCAATGACCGCCTGCTCCCCATAGGTCTCTGCCGCCCTCTGGACTTTAGTCACCAGGGACTGGAGACCCGTGGGCTTGTAGTCCTGCCGCTTCTCCCGCTTGTACTGGAGCCAGCTGGAGAAAGCAGCACTCAGCGCCGGGCTGAAATCGTCCGGGGGGATACAGGGGGGTATATTCTTTGTCTTAGTCTTAGTCTTAGTCTTTATATGGGTGTCGTTTAGGGTTCCCGTTAGGGTGTCATTTAGGGTGTCGTTTAGGGTTCCCGTTAGGGTGTCATTTAGGGTTCCTTTTTTGCACCTATATCCGAGCTTATACCTGTTTGGGCAACCCTTACATCCTTTACCATAAGCGATAAATCCGGCGTCAACCAGCTTGTCCCTTGCTTGTATGGCTGTCTTTTTCGTCTTCGTACCAATCATGCTCATTAACCGCAAGTTATCTACTTGTACATACTCCGGCCATCCAGCCCTGTTGAAGAGGTTCAAAAACTTGAAGTACATCAACTGGGAATTTCCCGGCAGAGTGCCACTTTCGAGCCATTGGTTAAATTCATTCAGATACTCTATGTAAGTCATACAGGTCTACCACTATTCGTATTCGCCTTCGTCAAGATTCAGGTAGAGCAGCATTCCGATCCCGCTTCTGTCTGCGGCCACCTTGATTGTTTTTATTTCTTCCAAAGACAGTTCTTCAAGCCTGATTGTCGGGGCAAAGTCATCAAGTGCAAAGGGGTTGTCCCCCTCAAAGAGTATCGCATCGAATGTCATATATTTACCCCCATATCAACAAATGATAGCCGCTATTAGAAGGGCAGCTCTCCATCATCGTCCATTTCGTCGATTTCGCTAATCTGTTCAGAAGGGGACGGCGTGATGTATGGATCAGCCTTGCTGGATTTCAGATAATAGATACAGTCCTTTGTCTCAAAAGTATTGTTGTCCTCGTAATGGCCGATGACCATGACGCAGCTGCGGCCTGTCAGATCGTCCAGAGAAAACTGCGTGCCCTTGGGAATGCCAAGCGCATTGGCCCACTTCTCGATTTTTTCCAGGTTTTTGTCGGATAGGGTTCCGTCTTCCTCGGGGAAGAAATTCTTAAACTTGTGCTTGTTTTTGTACGCCTGCTCGATATCAGGGCGAACAACAAAGTCAAATTTAATGCATGGGACGCCGGTCTTTGTCTCTGCCGGTCCGCACTCCTTTAAATAGACCTCGTATTCGCCCTCTCTCATCAAATCGCTGTCGTTTTCCCGGCTGGTGAAGTTATAATCCATTTCGTTTGTCCTCCCTTTCCTGATTCATGGCCCAATAGTTTTTGTATGTTCTTTCCAGCCCCATGTCCCGCAGCCAAGCAATAAAATCCCGGATAATGTCATCAATTGGCCTGAAATCGCCTCTGCGGTATGTCTCCCTGTAGCAATAGGATCCATCAAAAATCAGATAATCAAATCTTGACGCCTCGGGAAGCAGGTACAGGTACATAGGATGCTGTGGGCTGTTAAAATATTTCCCGTATTCATACTGGGTCACTTTTTTGATGTCATAGATAATCCCGGATTTGACGTAGTCGCAAACACCGTAGAGTACAAAATCCATGCCAGAAACGGATAGTTCGCCGGACAGGGGGGCTTGCGGCTGGCCGCCGGAGCAGATATGCGCAAACCGGTTTACAGCCTTGTCCCATTTGTCCGCATCCTGTGGCAGCGGCTTAAATTCGCCATCTGCCACAAGCGCGTTGATATCCGCCTCAAATCTGACGCCGTCCTGCATGGCCTGTGTGGGCGTTTTTTTCTCCCGGCGCAGGGTTGATAAGAAAGATGCAAACGCCCCATCTGTCCGTGCTTCATCTGCGTTCAGGTAATAGATCCAGCTACTCAGCAGGCTTTGCGTCATCCAGTAAGACATAGCTCTGCGCCTCCTTGTCCCACTTCAATCCAGCCTCCCGCAGTTTGGATTTAAACAGGGCTTTCAACTCTGCGCGGCTGGTCAGGGCATGTGTCAGTTCCTGGATCATTTCACCGGCCTTTGTGGCCGTTGCGGCGTCTGTCACCGAGGCGATAATCCCGCGCCCCTGCTCCATGGCCCTCTGATATGCGCCCCGCTCTTCGGCGTACACCTTTGCCTCATCGTTAATGCACTGCTGGGCAGCTCGGAATAAGTCGGTCAGGAACGTGTTGGGCTGTCCGTCCTTCAGTTCCGGCACGGCCATAACGCCGGATACGCTAAAACAGCCCTTTGCAAAGTATTCGTCGGTGGGCGTAAAGCCTATCATGCGCTTGCTGCCCATCATGAACATATGGCCGCCGAAATCAGCGGGAGTCCATACAATATCCTTTGTAGACCCCTCGCAGGAAAGCCGCGTCTGGATGGTGTCCCCTTTGCTCTGTTCGGTGGTGTGGAAGACAACTACCAGATGCTTTTTGTCTTTGCTGCGGATTTGATAGCAGAGCCGGTCAAACTCGGTCTTGATTTCGCCGTACATGGCCCGTCCGTCTTTGGCCGCTTTTGCATTCTGTTTCTTCGCCCAGTCCTTCATGAGTTGTACCAGCGTTCCGCCTGTGTCAATGATAACGGTCTCTGCCGCCCTGTACTCTTCGCTGCCCATGTCCTCCAGCAGCTCCTCATAGCTGGCAGTGGTGGAGGTCACACAGCGATGTTCCGCTTTTACGCGGGCGATCCCGTTGTCCGTGTCAAAGAGGAACGGATTGGGCGCGGACAATGCCAGTGTGGTCTTTCCGAGGCCGGGCTGGCCGCTGATGATCAACATAAATTTTTTGTCGCTGAAATCCAGTTCAGCAGGTCTTTTGACTGCCATTTAACATGCCTCCTCTAAATAACTGCATGCCGGATACAGTGGGTAATACTCCAGATCCTCATCGGTCATGCAGTGCTCATGGACAAGGGCTCCGTCAATGGCCGCCACAGGGTCGTAGCGGTAAATTTCGCCCCTGCATACCCCGCATCTGGCGACGGATTCTTCCAGCTGCACATCACATGCATCAAAATAGCGCCATTCCATTGACAATCCCCCTCCGTCCGTCTAAAATATAGGTAGTCTATTTCCCCATGCCGCCTCTCCGGTCTCGCTCACCGGGTGGCGGCGATTTTTATGCAAAGAATCCACCCCACCAGAGCAGCACAAACACTATCCCAGTACTCACCAAGGCACTCCATATGCTATACTTCCCGATACGTGGTTTCCCGTGCAGATATGCGGTGCATAAAAGGGATACAAAAAAGTATGCTGTCAGTATAATTTGTGGAGCTTTCACAGCATCACCTCCATCTTTCTGCCGCCTCCAGGACGGCGTTGCTGTATCCTCTGCGCCCCGTGTCGTGTCCGTCATGGTAGGCGCACAGGGCTGCCCCCAAATCCCCATATTGGTCAATCAGGCTCCCAAGATACTCCATGCCTGCCTCGATATTTTCCGCTGGCGTGAGACCGCTGGGGAAGTATTGCGGATTGATCTGGAGAAGTCCATAGCATCCCGCCCGGCTCACCGCCTCCGGGTCAAACCCGCTCTCTACCTCAATCAGGCCCAAGGCCACATGGTAGGGCACGTTGTTGGCCTCGCAGGCTGTGTGCAGATGGTCCTGTAGGGAGTAGTCCAGCGGCAAATCCTCCCGGAAATACCCCTGCGCCACCAGCGCGGCTTCTATCAGGGCGTTTTCGTCCGGGGGCGGCTCTTTACTTGCAGAGACCTCAACGGCTCTCACAGGCTTGTCCTGCGGCTGTACGGGTGGCTGCTGGGTTGTCACCGCCGCACCAGCCACAAGCACGACGCATACCGCCCACACAGACACCGTTAAGCGTATCAGCTTGTCCATCACCGCACCAAGCTGGGCAGCACCAGGGCCACCGTCAGGCACACTGTCAGCGCCATTAATGCTCGTGGGCCAGTCATGCCATCCCCCTCCCCTGCACAATGGCCTTGGCTATCAAATCTGTCTCATAGCCCCGCTTCCGGGGGCCCAGGCGTACAGCCGGTATCTCGTGCTCCTCCGCCCACCGGTCCCCGACAGACGGTTTGGGGAAATACCCCAGTTCTTTTGCAACGTCCGTGGGGCTCATGATTCCGCCATACCGCTCGTACATCAGGCGGCGCTTTTCAGCTATCGCCCGATTAAGTACGGTCATCGCTGCCATTTTTCGTCTTCCTCCTCTCATTCGCTGTCTTGGTCAACTGGGGTAGCTGGCGGGGCCTGCGCGTATTGCTGCCCGACCTTGAAGGCAAGGCCCTCACCAAAAGCCAGAAGACGTTCCTTTTCCAGCTCAGACAATTCCGGAACTACCTTTCCAAAGGTTTCCAGAATTTTCTTTTCTTTTTCGCTCATATTGTCGCTCCCTTCCCGATTTGGTAGAATAGCCTCGTAAGGAGGATATTCATGGAAAATAATCTTTTGAACACATTTTCGCTGACTGTAACAATTGTTTCTTCTGTTGTTGCAATCGCCGCTGTCTCTATTTGTTCTATTCTTTCAGCATACATATCCCAAAGGGGGGCTAGAAAGGCGAAACAAACGGAACTCTTATTTCAAGAAATGGTAACAGCCTATTACGATTACCTAAGAGCCAGCGGGGAGTTTTCTGATCTTTATAATCAAGAACAAATTACGCGCTACTCTGATGCCTTTGATCGGGTGTGCCTTTTTGCCTCGAAGAAAACAAAGGCTGTCTTGCTCCAGCACAAGGAGGCTGTAACAAAGACTCTGTTGGCAAAAAACGGGGATCGGCAAAACCTTGATGCACTCGCAAAACAGTCCGGCGAAATTCTGGAATCTTTGCTGTACTGTATGCGAAAAGATTTACGAAAATAGATCGTTGAACATAACAGCCAGCAACGAAACAGTCAGGATCAATGCTGGAACGGCAATCAACCAGGGCCTATTGCTTTCTGGATCTTCTTTTATTAGATGGCAAGCCATTAAAGCAGCAACCATAAATGCTAATGCCATAATTAAATAGATCAGCAATCGTACTGTTAGCACCTCGCTCACCTCCTCTCATTCGCTGTCTTGGTCGTCGGCACGCTTGAATAGAGCAACCTTGTTCTTCCATTTTCTCCATGATACAATGCTGAGAGAAAGAAGGTGAAAATCATGTATTTGAACAATTCTAAGGAAATTTCGGCCGATCTGGTTTCTGATCCACATCTTGCCAGCTGGAAACACAAAAAACTGGTCGAACAAATTCGGAAATTTGAAGCTGATCTCGACCAAAACCACGAAATAGCGATTCGACTGGCTTCATTTGGAACTTCAATCCTGATGGCTGTCGAAGATGTAGGCTATCAAAATCCCGATGTGCTGTATTTTTACGGGAAGGTAAACGGAGAAGAAGCCCAGCTTATTCAGCACACCAGTCAGCTCAATTTTTTGCTCTTAGCCGTCCAGAAGCCAGACCCTCAAAAGCCGCCGCGTCGTATCGGGTTTGCGCTACCCACCGAAGATTAAGGTCATCAATGGAAATTGCGATCCCGACCAACCGTTCGACCGTCTCCACTGTTGCCGCAGTGGGGGCGGCTTCTTTGTTCAGTTCCTGCCTTGCAAGTTCCAAGCATCGGTTTCCGACTTGTTCCCAGAGACTGTTTTGCTCCATCTTCCTCACCTCATCCTTTCTCATTCGCTGTCCTGGTCGGTTTGGATGCCCAGCAGGTAGTCGGCAGAGCATCCTATATATTGTGTAGAACTAATTTTCTACACTATATCTTGATTTTTGTCGTACAGTACACTATAATTGTAAGTAGAAGGGCAACTGCCTCTTGCCCGCTATTTCCGAGGAAAGGAGGAACGCACTATGTACATGACGCCTGTTAGTTCAAGCGACATTTCTAGCATCGGATATGAAAACGGGACACTCTACATCTCGTTTCACAAGGGCGGCACCTACGCTTACTTCAATGTCCCCCAGTCTGTTTATGCCGGCCTCATGTCCGCTGGTTCACACGGGAAATACTTTCATGCGTTCATCAAAAATCATTATGGCTATCAAAAACTCTAATCAATAACGACTAGCACCACCGCAGGGCCATTTACCGAGACTGTCACATCTTGGTACGGCTCTGCGGCATGTGTCTCTACGCCCTCCCTCTGTCTCAGTTCGGAGACCAGATCACAGGTTTTTACCTCTGATAGACCCATTGAAACCACCTCCTTTCAGTCCTCTAAAAACAGCTCGTATGGAACGCCAATGCATTTGCAGAGAGCTTGATAATCTTCTGCAGTTATTTTGGATTTTCCGTTGATGATGCAGCTGGTTTTTTGTTTGGACCAGCCGCACTTTTCGGCAATAAATGTCTGTTTGATACCATGGTCTTGCAAGTAATCGCGGATAGCAGGAGCAATCGCCATATCACCACCTCCTCTCCCGTTGTGCAGATTTTCTTAACTACATCGCCATTATAGTGCAGATATACTCAACTGTCAAGAGAGAAAATAAGAAAATTCAGAAATTCTGCATTTTTGTGTTTACAAATCCCAAATTACGTAGAGAGGATTTCCCTACAGAAATCCTCTCCCTTTTCCTCCAAAATGTCGCTTAATGATAAAATCGAATATCCAGCCATTACCGATCTCCAAAAAAGTCCTTGACCTTGTCCTTCGGAACCGTTTGGCAAGTCCTAGACAGGGTAACAGCCTTGCTCCGCTTCCCTTTGGCGCTCTCTAACGCAGTAGCAAACCCGCGGCACAGCTTTCTATCCTTAAAGCGAACATCTTTCAAAATGCTCTTGGTAGCCATTACCGCACCTCCTTTACATGCTACACCATTATTATAGCAACACAATGCACAAAAATACATTGGAATCTTCTACGAACTTTTTCGCGTGAACTTGTTGACTTTTCTAAACATAGAACATGCACCATCAACATCTTGTGCATACACTCGTTTTTAGACACAAGCCGCCCCCAGTGCAGCAACACCGAGGGCGATCCATAAGAGGGTGATAGGTTTGACGAATCCATATCACCCTCTTATCTTACCAGAGATAGGAGGAAAAATCAATGGGTGAATATATCAGGAAGACAGCAAGGTACAACGGCAAAAAGTATGAAGCTACCGGGAAGACAGAGCTGGAGGCCATGACCAAGCTTGCTGAGAAGCTGGCCGCAGCCAAGCGGGGCGAGGAAACTGTAGGCGGCTCTATGACCGTCAACGCTTGGTTCGCTCAATGGAAAGCCACTTATAAAGACCCGAAGGGCCTTACTCCAAAGTCTCTCGGTATGTACGATGAAAAATTTAACGGATACATTAAGCCAGCCATTGGGTACATGAAATTGAAGGATGTGAAGGATGTCCACCTCCAGCGGATCTTAAACGGGCAGGCGGGTATGTCAGCTTCCCACGTTGAAAAAATTAGGCGCGTCCTGCGGGAGATGTTTTCCAGAGCCAGAAAGTCGAGGTTAATATCTTTTGACCCATCGGAAGATCTACAACTCCCCGCCGCAGAGAACGGCTCCCACCGCAGCCTCACAGAAGATGAGCGTGCTGTGCTCCTTCGTGTGGCAGAAACCCACCGCGCAGGACTATGGTTTTTGACTTTGCTTTACACTGGAATGCGGCCTGGGGAAGCTGCTGCACTTAATTGGGCAGATGTAGACTTTGAGAATAACCAAATACATGTTCACACTGCTTTGGAGAGCGGGTCGAACCGCATTAAAGGCCCGAAAACAAAGGCGGGCATAAGAGACATCCCCATACACGCGGATCTCCGCTGGCGGCTCCAGGATGTCAAAGGAGAACCGTTTTCTCCCGTCTTTCCAACAGAATCAGGAGGCCGTCAAAATAGCGGGTCTATTTATCGACTCTGGAAGTCTTTCCGCCGGGCAATGGATATTGAGATGGGAGCTGTCGTATACCGCAACAAAATTATAGAGAGCAAAATAGCAAAGGACCTAACACCATGTCTACAAAGGCAGATTGTGCATGGCTAAAACACGCTATTTTCAACCTTAAGGTGGTGGAAATAGTGGTGGAAAAGCATTTTAACTTTACATCGCAAAAAAACCGCCCGGAAGGTAGCACCACTCCTACCCTCCGGGCTCTCTTTATGCCTTATGCTCCATGTCATGAATCCTGCGCTCGTGGTCGTCCAGGCGGTTGTCCTGCTCCTCATTGTGGTCCCACAGGCGCTTGTGGCTCTCCCGGCTGTGCTCACTCTGCTCATCAAGCTCCCGCTCCAGCCGCTCCACCACCACCGTCAGCTTTGTGATGCTCTGCGTCAGGGAGACAATGGGCTTGATGACCGCAGCCCCAAGGCCCACCAGGGCGATTATGACTGTGACGGTGGTCCACTCCATCCTTTAGCCCTCCTTCGGCTTGTCGTAAGTAAGAGCCTGGGTACTGTCCCCTACGCCTTTGGTGGTGGGGTCGGTCACAATACCCAGGATGGTCAGCACGCCGAACAGGGCGTTGACCACGGCCAGCAGCTTGTCCCCAAGCTCACCCAGGTCCAGAGTATACCCAAATACAGCCGCCACCACCTGTACCAGCAGCAGCGCCGCCGGGATGAGCCCCAGCCAGAAGGTCTTGTTCTTGATTCGGACGGTCCAGTTGATCATTGTATGTACTCCCTTCAATCCAGCAGTCCCAGCCTGTCCAGCCAGACGACAGCCTGCAAATTGGCCTCGTAGACGTTCACAGCGTTGCTCTCAGCGTCGGCCTTGATGATTCCCTTCTGATAGGCTTTCTCCGCGCTGGGGCGGGCCCAGTCCGGCATATCATCGAACCAGTGATAGATCTTCATGTCCCCGGCATCCTCCTTGTTGTCCTCGGTGTAGGCCGGTCTGGCCACCCCTGTAACGTACTTCCACGCCCGCTTACGGCGCATCACGGCCCCGCCGTTTGCCTCGTTGGCGGTCCCTGTGTTCCCGTCTATGGTGGTGATGTAGCCGGTCTCGTTGGCCTCGCAAATGCCCACGTGATTGCGGATTCCCTGCTGTTTGTCTTTCTCGTTGAAAGTAAAGAAGATCAGGTCTCCCGGCCTCGCATCCTGTGTGGAGACCGTCTGGCCGCACTGGCGGTAATATTGGTACAGGGTGGTGCAGGACGCCGTCTTGCAGCCGCCGTAAAACAGCTCCGGATCCCCGGCCTCACGGAACAGCCACCACTGGAACACGCAGCACCAGGGATAAGCGTCCCCGGATACCTCATGCCCGTAGTATGCGGTGTTGTACTTCACCCGGTTGCTCCCAGCCGGGGACTCTTTTGTCCCCAGCTGGGCAGCAGCAACCGCCAATACCTTACTCGCCGTCATTCCCCGCCGCCTCCATCAGCGCGGTCACCTCATCGTATTTGCCCTCTTTGCGCAGCCGGATAATCTCGCTCTGGTTGGCACGGTAGTCCTCCACAAACTGCTGCGCGCTCCCGGCCAGCTCGTCCACATGGGGCTTCAGCGCGGCGTAGTCCACGCTCTCCGCCCCGGCGTAGTGCTCCAGAGAGGGATCCCCGGCGTTCCTCACATTGGCCAGGAACATCGACGCCCCTTCGTGCCACCCCATGCCGTTCTCCGTCCCAATGTTGATGATCTCGTTTACGTACTTGTGCAGTTTCATTTGTAAGACTTCCTTTCTGTTTTTGTTTTATGTGAATGAGGTTGTGCGCAAAAATCAATATACCTCCAGCCGGAACGGTACAGACGCACCGCTATACGCAACGCTATTGCTGGCCCAAAATTTTGCTCTGATGACAAACGCGATGCGCTGCCAACTACCGCCGTCATAGCTCGTTACAGAACCAACCGAGCCAGCGACCGGAAGAGACGCCTCAGTGCGGCAGTATGTTGCATATGACTGGTTAGATTTTCCGTACATACGGAAATACTGTGTCGAGCCGTTCATCTCATAAAAAGCACCCTTTGTCGCGTCCGATGCAGACGGGTTAGAGGCGGAAATGATACTTCCAACATATACCTTGAAACTCCTCCCGCTAAGATTGCTGACGCTATTTGGTATATAAAAATTGAGGGCATAAGGAGAATAGTCCGTTGGTTCGTAGGCATTAAAAGTCATGCCGATGTAATGGGTATAGGCCGTGAACGTTGGAGCTTTTTGCGCCGTCCCCGTCACTTTTACCCCCGCCGCGCTGGTAAAGGTCTTGCCGCTGGCCACGTCCGCCGCAGCCGCGTCACCCAGGCTGGTGAGCGGCGCGTCCATTTCAACTGGCACCTGATACGGCAGAATAACCCGCATGGTTGACGGACGGCCTATTACCAGATTTGACCCGGATACGCTCGGCGTACCCGTCATACTTAATTCTGTAACCACAGGCACATTCCCCGTCACAATCTCCCCGTCCTGCCCGATCAGCTGCTTGCCGGAGGCCAGGTCGGACGCTACGCCAGGCGTGGTCAGGGTCGGCAGCTTCTTGCCCACCAAAACCGGATTAAATATCGGCATCACTGTACCTCCTGAATCAGCACGTTGTAGGTCAAATCCTCTGTGGGTGTCTCCGAACAGGCAAAGGTCAGGCTGTCCGCCCCCTGGGCCGTGCAGCGCACCCCGGCAGCCCCCGCCGCCTCCCAGCTCGCAGGGGCCGGGGAGGGCGTGACCGCGTTGTCTGCCGTTACCCCTGTTGCCGTCACCGTCTGCTGGTTGTTGCTCCACCCGGAAGCCGGGAGGGTGATGGTGATGGGTTTGGGCTTGAGCGCATCCACATACTGCTTCGGCGCTGCCTGCAAATCCTCCGCTGGGTCTCCGCTCAGGGTCAATGGGCCGGTCATCGTCCCGCCGGAAATGGGCAGCGCCCCCAGCTCACCCGCCGTGGGCATGGACGACCAGGCGGGATCCCCATTTTGCGCCATTAAGACTTTTCCGTTGTCCGCAGTATCGTCAGGCGTCGGGATATGTAGCGATCCACATTGGGTAGCAGTCGTGTAGGTTTGTTCCATTATTATGGTGGTGGAGTTCGACTTGATAGCATCGTCGAAATAGCTACTAAAACAGATTTGTTTAACCGAACCTTCGCCCATATCCATGGCGTTACTAACTGTTAGAGCCGAATAGTAAAACTTATCTCCCGCTGTTTGCACGATGCGCCCGATGACCGTCTTGCCCGCTTTCAGGAGAGCAACGACCTCATCAAAGGTCTTGTTGCTGATAGCCCTATAGCCGCCGTTAAGTGGCTCGTCGGTAACGGTAAAGTCCACATACTCTATCAATCCCTCCGCTACGCTGTCTACATACCCAAACACATCCTGCGCCTTGTTCTGGGGGTCGTAGGTGGACTTGTCCAGCCAGGGAGCGCTGGCCGCAATTGCGGTAAGCTGGGCGGCGTACTGGTCAAGTGTGGTGCCCTCCGGCGGCTCTATCCCCATCGTCTCCAGCGCGGAGGCTATCGCTGTCTTGGCCGCGCTCAGGCGGTCGATTTCGCCCTGTATGCTCATATCTCTCCCCCCTAGATAGCCGCCAGGGCCTCCTCAATATCACCCGTCAGGGACACTTTCCCCGCCCCGCTGTGGTAGCCTGCGGGCACGGTATACTCCGTCTGCGTCAGCCCGTCGATGGTGGCCTGCACCGCGCCGTTGTTGGGCATGGTTCCGGCGGTCTCTGCGCCGTCCGGCCCCACAAACACCTTGTTCGCCAGCACGTCCCCGGCAGAAGCCGTCACGCCCGTCACATCGGCGTAGGCTGCGGGGATGGGCTCTACCGTCACCTGGGACAGCGCGTCATAGCCCTCATCGGCGGTCACGTCCTGCTGGGCCTTGGTGGGCGTGACCGTCTTGCTCTGGAGGTTGACGCCCTCGCCCGTATAGCTCCCCGTCACCCCCAGGATGGTTACCCCGCTCTTGATGTTCCCGGCGGTCAGCTTCTCTTTTTCCGCGGCCAAAATCCCGACCGTCCCCTGCCCGTTGTGGTAGCCGCCCGGCACCGTGTAGTCCGCGTCCTTTGAGGCGATGGTCCCGGCCACAGCCCCATTGTTGGCCACCCCCTCCACCGCGTCCACGCAGTCTTCCAAAACCGCGCTGCTCTGCACCAGACCCAGAGACACCAGCTTGGTCCGCAGGTCGTTCCGCAGCCCCTGGATGCGGGATATTTCTGTTGCGACACTCATATGTAGCTCCCCTTTCAAATGTTGGCCAGCAGGGCCTCAATGTTGCCCACCTCGACGTACACCGCCGCAGACGTGACCGGCCGGGTGTTGTCCTCTTCCACCCTGTCCGCCGTGTCCACCATCAGGACGTTTTCCACCACTTTTAACCCGTCGCCTATCTGGTACGGCACACCGCCGCCCGCGCTGCCGCCGATTTTCCCGGTCAGAATGCCCCCGCCTGAGAGGCGGCCTTTCAGCTCACTCACGGGTCACATCCCCTTCCAGCACAAAGTCGCTGGGCGGTATGATGGTCGTTACCGTCCCGTCTTTCGCCGTCAGCTGCACATCGTATTTGTATCTTGATGCCGGGATATCGTTCGTCTCCTCATGGCTGAGATAAAATACCGCTGCGCCGGCCTCCGTAAACGCCGTGACTTGCTTTTGCAGTACGCTGCTCACCGTGAGGTACACCGTATCCCCATCCACAAAGGGACGCGGAGTGCCGTCCTCCTGCTCACAGCTCACTGTCAGCACCTCCGTGTCCCCACGGATCATACGGATCGCCGTCCCGTTGATGATCATGTGCTTTCCTCCTGCTGCGCCGCTACCCAGTCTAACAGCGCGTCTATCTCTTCGCCGCTATATTTGCTGGTGTAGTAGCTGCTGGGCGTTTCTGCTGTCTGAGACGCAGACAACCCCGCTACAAGCGTTTCCAATGCTGCAAGTCTCTCTTCTGTTGTCGGCATCCTCGTATCCTCCTATACAATCACTCGACGCCCAAGACGGTCTAGAAGCATCTTATTGTTTTTATCTACTACTTGACCGGTTTTGGATTGTTCGTTCTGTCTATAGTAGATGATGATACATCCGGCTTGGCCCGCCCCACCAGAACCTCCTGCGCCACGAGTGGGCGCAGGGCTACTCCGCACATAAGCACTAACTGATAAATTCAGATCTAGTGATGTTGTAGTCCCAGTGCTACTTCTATTGTACCAATAGACATAAGCATCTACCTGTGTTGTTAAGGTTCCGCTTGCACCTGTTCCGCCGCCTCCGTGTCCACCATCGCCGCCACACCCATATTGACTTGCATCGCCTCCGTTGCCTCCGTTTCCGCCATTACCACCGGCAATGGCATATCCGGTAGCGCTGACATACCCGGCGCTGATTGTCGATACAGAAATTTCTGGTCTATTCGACAGGGATGCATCTCCACCTGCCTCACCATTTCCGCCTGCACCGCCACCGCCCGCATTTCCGAATCGGAATGATGCTGTTGCTCCGGTAGCAATATTAGTTTCACCATTAGGCCCACGGATTGTAGATGAATCTTGGAGATTTCCCGGTGAGTAACTACCCGGATTGCCCCCCTTTGCTGTTCCTGCATCTTCCCCAGAACTTCCGCTCGATCCTCCATCGCCGCCTTTTATTCCATCCGTTCCAGATTTCGCATATACAGTTCCGGTTACAATGTCCGTGTACCCATACGGATTTCTACTCCCGGAAACTGAACTGTGAGTCCCGAATTTTGTCTCGCTGCTTCCGCCATATGCAACCACAGCTCCACAGGAGTATGCGATTTCGTCCCCCGGTGTCAAACTGATTTCAGTCTGGTATATCCGGCCACCTGCCCCCCCTTTTCCGCCATTGCCGCCCTTCCCTGCAGAACCAGAGCCGCTTGTCGTTGCACTGACAGATGTCGTTTGACGAGAGTCCGGCGGCACATTGCTGAAATTTTTGTTTTCAGAGTCGCTCGAACCGCTGGGAACGGTTCCGTTCGTCCCTTCGCTACCGCTCTGTCCATCCTGTCCGCCATCGATCAAAACTATAGTCGCAGAAACGGCCCCATCCGGGACCGTCCATGTCCCGCTTCCTGTCAGAACGAGGTGCTTATCATAGGTTATCATATCCTTAAGCTGTTCAGGGGAAAACCCAACAAGGGACTTTTCACTTGCTTTTAACGTGTTGGATACCGTAACATCCACACTTTTTACGCAGGATGGAACGTTTTTCATGTCGTAGGGGTGCCAAGTAGAGAGGATGTCACCCGGCTTTTCGCCGCCATAAACCACATCTGCATTGATTTCCTGAATGCACTTATAGTAGTTTGCCAGACGATCGGCCACAGCGCGTGAGTTCACGAGCGAAACTAATGTTGCATCTTTTACCGTCTTAACATTTTGGCTGCTAGACGAAGATACAGACGCGGTTACTTCCCTTGTGTTGTGTATATACTTGTTTCCAGTCAGCGTTCCGCTCCCTACGGATACTTTGGCGTAATTCGCATTACTTTCCAATATGGTAAAACCCGTTGCTTCGAGGTTGTACATCGGATCACTAAATGTAATAATATCTCCGGCAGTTGTAGTCCCCTCAAACAGGGTTACAGATTCTCCGCCGGTAAAATACTGGTGCTCTGTCACGGAAACACCCGTAACTAGAGAGGCGTAATCTACGCTCGGCCCCTCATACATTTTATCTTTTGACGCCGATCCGCTGACTCCGTCCCACAACCCCTCAATGTGGAGTATGCCATCAAGGTCGCTTTTTATTGTTGCCCCAACGGCAAACAGCACTTGAGCAAGATTGTCCTTCTGAGTAGCAATTGGAAGCCATCCATATAACTTCACGCCCTGTAAATTGGATTTAATAATATAAGGCACGCCTGAGATCAGGCCTGCAAGGATGGTTTGCAGCGTATCTCCGGCATAAATCCCACCATAATGCTGTCTGTCGTTCAGCAGACTGATGGCGGAATCCGCTTTGATTTTATAAGACGTGGCCGATGCCCTTTTAATTGACTGGACATAAAAAATTCCAATCAAGGCCCCACCGTTGTAATACTTGATGGGCGTATTGCGTTGAAAGGATAAAATTTCGGGATCTGCGCACTCCACCTCTGTTTCGAAGTAGTTTGGATTAAGCTCTGAGTGAAGTAGGGATATAGTTGCGTTAATCCGCCCAGACTTTATTTCAGTACCTGAAAACGTCCACTTGCCATATTCAATTACGCTCTGGCTCACACAAACACCCCGATCACCGTTTTAATTGCGCGTCAATAGGGATAAAGTTCACTTCAATCTCTCCCCAGTAATTAACACCATTTTCGACTTTTTCAATGTCTTGGGAGGCGCTGGTATAGTATGCCTCATAGGATATGGTAGTCTGCCCGTCTGCGGCCTCCAACAAAACAGAGTCATCTATGGAATGCTGGTACAGATAATCCCAAAATGCATCTAACCCGGCATAGTCATCCCCTCTCCTGAACACAGTAATTTTATGTCCAAGATATGTCCCGATAACATCCCGGACCATCCTGCCGGACAAGACGCGCCCGACATTCGGGCCATCCAGTACATTAAAGTTCCGGTTATAGGAGGAAATTGCAACCTCTGCATCAAATTCTGTGCCGTTTAGTTTTATGTAACTCATTTAATCCTCCGCAAGCCGCACACCGATCCTTTGTGTCTGCTGATTGTTCAGCCGGTAAACAACACGTGCCATTTCCTGCTCTCCGATTTGAAGGATAGTGATATGATCACCACTTCCTCCGCCCATCCCGCTTCGCTGGATACCACGCGCCACCGCCGCTTCGATTTCCGATGTAGGGGCCTCAATGTTAGTTCCACGCTTTTGGTCACCAAGGACAGCTAAAAACTCACGGTTCGGCGGTATAACAGCCCCTTTGGCAAGCATGGGTACATCTGCAAGAGCCAGTTTTGGGGCAGACATT